GGCAAGAAAATATGCACCTACATCTCAGACTTTCGTTACACGTTAAAGAACGGCAAGGAAGTGGTGGAAGATGTGAAAGGTGTGGAGACGGCCGTGTTTAAGCTAAAGAAGAAGCTGGTCGAAGCGCTGTACCCAGACGTTACAATTGAGATCGTGAAGAACCCTCGGTTCTTTGTGGTGTTATGATTTAGTTGACACAAAGTAGAAAATCATTGTAGAATCCAATCTCATTTTAATTAAAGGAGATAACAATGAAAGAAGAAATCAAATGGTCTAAGAAAGAAATGGTTGAAAGACCTTTTTTGAATCTTGGGAGAAGGAACGCCAGATTCAAGAATAGAGAGCCAATAGGCGGCACATATGAAGTCAATGTTTATCATTGGGAAGATTATAGGCTTGAGAAAGAATTGAAAGGTGCTAGTAGTGAAAGAACGTATCACATAGCAAAAGACAATTCATATCTTTGCGATAGTCGAAATGGCACACCAGAGGTTAAGTGGTGGTTCAAAAAGAAAGACGCAACCCGACACCTAAAATACATTTTAGAAAATGATCTTATGGATAAAGAATTTTGGGCGAATCCTGAAGATGGATTCATATGGGGATTGATGGCATAACCATTTAATAACTCAACGTTCCACGTGGAACATTATGGTTCACGTGGAACATCTCTAGGGTTTTTTGCCTCCTCTCTGGAAATTAGCATGTCCAGGTAGAACCTGGCTTTCTTGTAATCCTCAAGCGCTTTGTTCTTATGCGGGGCACGCCACATGTATTTAAAGATTTGCCCCTTGAGGTAGCCGACGAACTCGGATCCGCTCAGAGCTGATGCAATGGCATCGAGCGCCTCAATGGTCCCTTTCGTGTAATGAGCCGGGTGATTGACGGGGTCGTTCTTGTCAGTCATGGCAGAAACAACTCCTGGCATCGTCATCGAATAGTGATATTTGTTTTGCATCAAGTCGTGCCATTTCAACTAAGTCGGTATAACTTCGTGACTTATTGAAGGTTGCGGTGCTGACCTTCTTGTTTTCGTATTTTGTACCTTTGTTTAACTTCTCTATTTTTTGTTCTTGTTCGATCCACCAATCAGCCAGATCAGGTCGCTCTTTAATAAGATTCAAAAGAGTCCTCGTGCCTTTGAGAAAACACAGATCGCAATTACCTGCTTGAGTTTTACCGCTATGGTTTGGAAGTTTTAAGTCAAACTCATGGTTTTCCCAGAACCGGGCAACATCTTGAACCATGATCTTGTTGTCATAAAGTGGCACCAATGAAGTCCACTTGTTATTTCCTGAATCGTTTTGTTTTCTTTGTTTGGCAACACGGCTCGGCTCGTCGTATCTCAGACCAACCACGTTCGCCCACTCTTTATAGCCTTTGGCTCTCATAAACCGATTCATCACTTCAATCTTCATCTTGATGGTGCACAACCTGGCTACCACATTGGGCAACATTTTCTTCCTCTGTATTAACGCTTCAAATGGCTCGCCGTTTCTGGATGCTGTTTGATAAGTCACTTCTTTGGTGCGATAAATAGGCCGCTCTTCAAACACCTCAAGCTCTAGCCAATGTACCTTAACATTCCAGTTGGTTTCACAGTCACGAATAAAATCCAGTGTCTGAGGCATTTCTTTGCCGGTGTTAGCAAAAGTCACATGCACATCATCGGGGAGTACCCAGTCATAAGACTCCAATATTTTATAGAGCATATAGCCTGATGTTCGGCCACCACTGAAACTAATCAAGGTTGGGCAATCAAACTTTTCAGGTAAAAATATTTGTTCTTCGTTCATCGTTTTTTATTTTCATTATATAGCCTAATAAAAAAGACACGGATGATTGCTACTACAGTCAAGACAGCAGCATTGACTGTTGAGGCAATAAAAGAAGACTGCTCGAACACATCAATACACAGATAGATAACCGCAATTGAAACTGGATAGGCCAACAACAAACCAGAAAAAACTATTGTAAGGGCTTCATAAAAAATACTTTTTTTAACACTATCCATCTCTGGTCAACTCTTCTAGTCTGGTATCAACGCCGAACTCTTCCCGGAACCTTAACAGTTTTTTAATTAACTCAGGGTCGTAATAAGATTTAGACAGCTCTCTCATTTCAGTGCTCGTGAAAACGTTCATGCCTGTTTTATTTTTCGGGGCATTGGTTATTGATTTACCTCCCTTCATATAAGTTATATCATCCTCGCCTTTGCTTTCAATGGGAAGATTAACCAGGGCGGGTAGCCAAATGTGATCATCGCAACCTTGTCGCTGTGTTTCCTCATCAATGGCTTTATTAAATTTATTACATCGCCAGCCGCCATCACCCTCCAGTACCGGCTCGCTGTGTTTACAGTTACGGCAATTAACATCGTCCGGTAATTGTTCTAAATTATAAATGGCCTGTTCTTTTGCCGACATAAATTTCTTAATTCGATAATCGGTGGGTGAGTAAGGAGACTCCGGCGGTTCTGTTGCAGCAATAATTTCACGGGCTTTTTTCTTCATCTTTTCCAAAACACCTTCTCTGGCATCTATAATCTCCGTATAAAGCGATGAATCGTTTTTGTTATACACAACCACCAAAGTGCGCTTCAAGTTAAATGAAGCCATATAACATTGTATTTGAACCGCGTAGTTGGAAGACCATTGTTCGTAGCTTTCCCCTTGTTGCAGCTCATTGAATCGATTGTTGTTGGCCGATTTGACTTCCAGGAGCATCACTTCTTCAGGATTCTCCGGATCAACATTCTTAACAACACCGTCCGTGGAGCCACCCAAATGTCCGGCCAAGTGGGAACAGCGATATTGTTTGCCGTCCTTATCCACAGCCGATACATTAATCGAGCTTTTCTTTAGTGCATCAACCACCTGGTCCTCAATGCGATTGCCCAGATCAAACAAGCGCAGTATTCTGCTGTTGTCAATCATCGGGAAAGACCATCTAAACATAAGCCATAGCTTGCGCGGGTTATCGCCAATGATGCTCATGCCCATGTGCACACGATGCTTTTGTCCTTGCTGTTCTGCTTTATCAAACTCTTCTACTATGTTCATAGCGTTATTCTCCTTTCTCCTGCATAAATTACTTTGATGTTCTCGTACTTGCCTTCCTTTTTGGTGAGGATGCCGTCGATATGATTAAAGGCACCCTTCTTATTAATCAACTCAACCGCTTCGCTAACGGTCTTGGGTGGAAACAAATCCATGGTAATGCGCTTCCATCTGGATTTGGCAAACTGGTCTGCTTTGGGATGGCCGAACATGAGAGGCAATTGATACTGGTTAAACAGATCCTCACACTCAAACACCACCTTACAATAAAA